CGCAGTACACATACTGTATGGTTAATGCTGTCGCGTATCACACGCTCAACACCACTGACGCTGTGAGCCTCAAGATACTGCAAGGCACGCTGATTCAAAACCAGCGTGCTGATTTGTGTTTGGACGCGATGCGTGAAGGTTGCAGTCATATCCTTTTCATTGACTCGGACATGACTTTCCCACAAGACATGATTCAGCGTTTGCTGGCGCATGATGTGGACATCGTGGCTACAAACTGCGCCAGACGCAGAATGCCCACAGGTCCAACAGCGCAGAATTACGATGAGAACGGCAAGCGCCAACAGGTTTACACCATGCCTGAGTCCACCGGATTAGAGGAAGTTGGCTCAGTCGGCACTGGCGTGATGCTAATCAAGCGCGAAGTGTTTGAGGGTATGACTGAGCCATGGTTTGATATGCCATGGCAGACCGGCACTCGCGGCTACATGGGCGAGGATGTGTTCTTCTGCAAGAAGGCTCAGGAACTTGGATTCAAGGTGTATATTGACCATGATGTCTCGAAAGAAATCGGACACATTGGCACATTTGAATTCCGACATGAACACACATGGGTGATGAAAGAACAGCTCGAAAAAGAGGCAGTCTAAATGGCATTGACCACCTACACAGAATTGAAGACATCGCTGGCCGATTGGCTTAATCGGTCTGATCTGACTTCAGTTATTCCTGACTTCATCAGTCTGGCCGAGGCACAGATTGAGAGACAACTACGCACACGACAGATGATTGTGCGTGCCACTGCATCCTTTGCGGCGGCTGCTGAGTACGGCACAGTGCCTGATGATTTCTTGGAAGCCAAGGCCATCAAGCTCAACACCAATCCAGTGACCAATCTGACATTTCAGACGATTGATGCCATGGATTCATTGTCGAACACCACTTACTTGTCCAGCGGCAAGCCACTGTATTTCAGCGTGGTGGGCAACCAATTCAGACTTTTGCCGATACCTGATGGCGCATACACAGCAGAGCTGGTCTATTACGCAAAGTTGACAAAGTTGTCATCGACTGTCGCTACAAACTGGCTGCTGACACAAGCGCCTGATGTTTATTTGTACGGCGCACTTTTACAGGCTGCGCCATACTTGCAAGACGATGCGAGAATCACTGTGTGGTCATCGTTATATGCGGCTGGTTTGGAGCAGTTGCAGATTGCTGATGATCGTGGCTCAACCTCTGGCGGCGCAATCTTGGCAAGAGCAAGGACATTCGGATGATGATCACCACCACCAAAGGCAACATGGATGAGTCCTTGTTGCACAAGTCTGAGGGTTCGATTGAGAACGACAAAGAGATCATCAGTTGGGTTGAATATCGTTTGGATGACGAACTGGTACACAGATCAGTCCATGTTGTGTTGAAACAAAGTGTCGCAGCCGATGGCGTTGCGGCAGCAATTGGATAAGGAATAAGACCGTGGCCAATACTCAATCCATGTGTACAAGTTTTAAAGGTGATTTGCTGACCGGCATTCACAATTTCGGCACAGGTGTTGTGCGTGCATCAACTGCCGCTGACACTTTCAAGGCGGCTCTGTACTTGGACAGTGCCACCATCAATGCCTCTACAACCGCATATACGACCACTGGCGAGGTTTCGGGTTCAGGCTATACCGCAGGTGGTGTCACCGTCACATTTGGCACTCCACCGAGCACCAGCGGCACGACAGCGTTTGTCACGCCAAGCGCCAGCATCACCTATTCAGCGGTCACTTTATCCACAGCCTTTGATTGCGTGTTGATCTATAACTCAAGTCAGTCCGACAAGGCGGTGAGCGTGCATACCTTTGGCAGTCAGACCGTGACGGCAGGAACATTCACACTGACCATGCCTGTCAATGACGCAAGCACCGGCCTGATCCGGTTGGCTTAACCGAGGAGCAGCGGCATGGCTGCTTATGGAACAGGCTACTATGGACTTGGTGTCTATGGCATAGGCAATGTCGTCATCAGTGGCAATCAGGCGAATCTCGCCATTGGTACGCTGCTGGCCAGCCGATCAATTCAAGAAGATGGCACGATTGCCACCGGCAATGTAGGCACAGTTGGCATCAACAGGACTGTGGCCATCACTGGCAATTCGGCCACTGGCGCTGTCAACTCTCTATTTGCCTCACCCATCATCACAGGCAATGCGGCCACTGGCGGTGCTGGAACAGTAATTGGCGCGGTTCTCACACTTCAAGCCATTACAGGCGTTGAGGGTACAGGCGAAGTTGGCACAATCGGTTTCAGTATGTCTGTCATGGTGTCGATCAGTGGCGTTGAGGCGGCTGGATCGGTTGGCACAATGACTGGATATGGATGGGGCGTAGTGCCTGATTCCTCGGAATCTTGGACACCAGTTTCAGACACCTCAGAAAACTGGTCTGATTTAGCAGACAATTCAATCACTTGGCAAGAAGCCGCGTAAGGGGTACAGATGGCAGATACAACCACCACAAATCTATTGCTGACAAAGCCAGAAGTTGGTGCGTCAACAGATACTTGGGGCACAAAGATCAACACCGATTTGGATAGTGTTGATGCAGTGTTTGCCGCAAACGGCACTGGCACATCAGTTGGTTTGAACATTGGCGCAGGCAAGACATTGGCGGTGGCAGGCACAGCGTCTGTCTCTGGCACATTCACTGTCTCGGCAACCGATGCCATCAAGATTGCGTCAGGCACTACGGCACAGCGGCCAGGATCACCAGCAGCCGGTCAACTCCGATACAACACCACACTCGGCAAGTTTGAAGGCTACAACGGCACTGTGTGGTCTTCAGTGGGTGGTGGTGCAACTGGTGGCGGTGCTGATACTGTGTTCTATGAGAACACGCTCACCGTGACCACAAACTACACACTCAGCTCTTCCAACAACGCACACAGTGTTGGCCCTATCACCATTAACAGCGGCATCACCGTCACCATTCCGAGTGGTGCAAGGTGGGTGGTTTTGTAGACCTAAAGGAAAAATATGTCATCAGTAATTATTTCGGGGGATTCCAGCGGAGCCATCACAGTAGCAGCGCCTGCTGTTGCTGGTACAAATACGCTGACGCTTCAAGCCGCCACTGCGACAAATGCTGTCAATAAATTGGAAACGGCGGTTGCGTCTACATCAGGAGCTTCAATTGACTTTACAAGTCTGCCAAGCTGGATTAAAAAAATCACAATAATTTTTAACGAGGTATCTGGTAATGCAAGTAGTAATATGCTTATTCAGCTAGGTACAGGTTCTACCTCATATACAACATCGGGCTATTTGTCTACTGGATGCGTTACTACTACATCAGCTGTAAGTGGAGGATCATCTACGGCTGGATTTTTTATGTTTAGAGATACTGCGTCATATGGTGTGTCTGGACATATGGTCTTAACAAATATATCAGGAAATATTTGGATTAGTTCCCATGCCGCAAAAATTTCCACTACGGCAATCATAAACGGTGGTGGCAGTGTTACTTTAGGCGCTGCATTAACCGCTGTCCGCATCACCACCGTCAACGGCACTGACACATTTGATGCCGGAAGCGTAAACCTTTTGCTCGAAGGATAACCATGTCAATACTTGCTTTAACTTCTGACACGCTGATTGGTACAGCAGCCGCTGGCAACATTGAATACAACGGTCAATTCTTTGGGACTGACAGCAATGCGTCACGGGCGCAGTTGCAGAGGATTACATCTGGCACTGCTGTCGCGTCTACATCAGGCGCGGCGATTGACTTCACAGGTTTGCCAGCGTGGGTGAAAAAAATAACCGTGATGTTTAGTGGTATTTCTACTTCAAGTACAAGTAATTTATTAGTGCAACTTGGAACATCAAGCGGTGTAACAACAAGCGGATACCTTGGACGAGTTTTTGACGATAGCACTACTCATCTTCCTTATTCTGCTGGATTTATTCTTACAACAAGTAATGCTAATGGAAATATTAACCACGGTCTTTTACAAATTGCGACTCTTGGGTCAAATCTTTTTGCTATGAATGGAATTTTATCCCGCAGTGATGCAGGTGCTCAATATAGATTTGCTGGGTCTGTACCGCTGGCGGCAACTCTTGACCGCGTCCGAATCACCACCGTAAATGGAACGGATACTTTCGATGCCGGTAGCGTAAATATCATGTATGAAGGATAAAAAATGAGCACAGTAATCGATGGTTCAGCAAGCGTCACGATCAACAATGGTGCGGTACTGGGGATTACCTCTGGCACTGCTGTTGCCAGCACATCAGGTACAAGCATTGACTTTACTTCTATTCCATCGTGGGTGAAGCGAATTACTGTGATGTTTCAAGGTGTAAGTACGAATGGTACAAGTATTCCTTTAATTCAATTAGGTACAGGTGGAGTGCCTACTACTACTGGTTATGTATCCACAAGTAGCGAAGTTTATACTGCCGCTTCCACAAATACTTCAACTGCTGGGTTTAATATATATTTTGATAATGCGGGATATATTTTTAGTGGAAGTTATACATTTGTAAATGTATCTGGAAATATTTGGGTAGGTTCTAGCGTTACTTCAAGTCAAGCCGTATTAGCAGTTACCACCATATCTGCTGGTGTTGTTACATTAAGCGGGGCGTTAAACATGGTGCGTTTAACTACTGCTGGTGGAACAAACACCTTTGATGCCGGTAGCGTAAATATCATGTATGAAGGATAAACCATGACACACAGAATCGTTGTAAATGTAGAGACAGGCGTAACCACTCAAGTGGAGTACACACTTGAAGAACAAGCCATCCATGATGCGGCAGTAGCGGCACAGCAAGCAGAGGCAGAGGCTAAGGCACTTGCTGACGCTGAAGCAGCAGCGGCGGCAGCGGCAGCAGCAACGCCAGCGCCTACTGAGGCTCAGTGATGGACAGCGTTGAAAAGGAATTCGCTGTGCATGAAGCTGTTTGCGCTGAACGCTATGCCGCGATAGAGAAAGCATTTGTCGAGGGCGACAAGCGCATGACGCGCATCGAGTACCTGCTCTACATCGTGATCGGCGCGGTGTTGCTCGGCCCTGGCTTTGTCGGCACGATGATCAGCAAACTCATAGGGTAGTGAAATTGATCCGATCAGCATTTGTCTGCTTGCGGCTGGGCTGGTTAAGAACATCCAAGCCGGATGCGAGCTGTACAAGCAAGCCAAGGAATCCTTTGTTGAGATTAAGGCAACGGCTGACCAAGTCATTGAAATTGGAAAAGAGGCATATGGCTTTTGGAATCAGCTACTTGCGTTCTTTGGCAGCAAGCCAAAGCCAGCCGCCAAAGCAAAGCCTTTGGCGAAAAAGAAGCAAGCCTATGTCGCAGTTGACGAGACTCAGGTCAAGATTGATATTGTCAGAAACCTGACCGAGTTTTTCAAGCTACAAGAACAACTGGCCGCGCACATCAGGGAGGAAGAAGAGAAAAGCCAAACTGTCTATGACCCTGATCAAAACCTCATGGAAGCTGCCTTAAAGCGTGTGATGGCGCAGCAAGAGATGGACAGGCTGGTGATTCAAATCCGAGAGACTATGGTGTATCAGTCACCGCCAGAGATGGGCGCACTGTACTCCGAAGTCTTCAAGATGCGCGAAGTCATCTCAGAGGAACAGGAAAAAGCTAGACTCAAGGAGGAGGCGAAGAAGAGGCAAGACAGATGGCTACACCGTCAAGAGGAAAGAAACCTGCAAGCAAAGCTGGCAGCAGTGGTGGCGACTTTTATCTTCCTCCTCTACCTGTGGCTGTGGCTGTGGTTCGTAAGTCACTGGGGGAAGAGATGATCGGATGGATTGCGGCTTGCGTACTGATTGCCCTGCTATTGCCTTTGATGGCCATACTGTATCTAGATGTGCTGGAAGTGAAGAACGAGTCCAAGCAGCAGATCGAAAAGGTGGAAAAATTGCGTAGAGAGCTTGAGCAAAAGGAAAGGGACAAAGATGAGTAAGCAACTGGAAAAAGATTCTGAATTCAACAAGTTTGATACTGACCATGATGGCGTTGTGACTGACAGCGAACTAGCACGGTCCGAGCGCATGATCACCATTGAGAACATGGACAAGATGGCTGACCAGCAGAGGATCATGGCGTGGGCTGCCTTGGTTTTTCCTCCCGTCATCATTGCGTACATGGCTTCCGAGCTAGTGACGCTGGAGAAGGTTAATGCGCTGAACGGTTTGGCCACCACCTACTGCGCCGCCATGGGAACGATTGTGGTGGCATTCATGGCGGCACAGGCGTATGTCAGGGGCAAGGCTGAGTCATGACGATATTTAACCCTTGGGTGATTCTTGGCTTTGTGCTGGCCATGGGTACTGCTTTCAGCGGTGGATACTACAAGGGTAAAGATTCAGAGTACCAGCGCCAACAGCTTGAGATTGCCGCGCTCAACGCCAAGGCGCGTGAGACTGAGCAGGCGATGGCAAAGGTAGCGCAGACATACGGTGACACATTACGAAAGGCGAACAATGTTGCAAAGGCTAAAGAAAATCAGTTGCGTGCTGACCTTAACAGTGGCGCTCTCAAGCTGCGGCTTCCTGTCAAAGCGCCCACCTGCCCAAGCGTTCCAGTGCCCGAAACCGCCACCGTTGCCAGCGGAAGTGACAGCGGAGAAGCAAGAGCCGAATCTAGTGGATCGGTTGATG